GTTGGTACAACCACAGCTACTGGCACTGCTACAGGTGACCTATCAGTTACTGCTGGAACACTTGTTGTATCTAGTGTCGAAGGCGCAACTGGTACATTTACTGGTAACGTAAGCGCAAGTCATGTTGAAGTAACCAACTCAGTACAGGCAACAACTGTTAATGCCACAACACACACAGGTACAACTGGTACATTTAGTGGTAACGTAACTGCAAATTACCTCATAGGTACAGCAACACAATCATTGTATGCTGACTTGGCAGAGAACTATCAAGCAGATAACCAATACGACGCTGGCACAGTACTTGAGTTTGGTGGAGCAGAAGAAGTAACAACTGCTACAGAAAATTCAAGACGTGTAGCAGGTATTGTTTCAACCAATCCAGCTCACTTGATGAATGGTGGACTAAAAGGCTCTAATGTTGTAGCACTGGCACTTACAGGTCGTGTTCCATGTTTAGCAGTTGGTCCAGTAGCCAAAGGTGACATGATGGTATCAGCAGGATTTGGTTATGCAAAAGCAGATGCTAATCCAGCAACAGGTAGTGTGATTGGTAAAGCACTAGAAACACTTGAAGATGGTGTAAAAGCAACCATTGAGGTAGTTGTAGGTAAAGTATAACCTGCAATATCTCAAGCAACACAATAAAGGGACACTAAGATGTCCCTTTATTTTTGGCTAAATATTAGCATATCTAATAGACTTATATTATGCCGTTAACTAGACCACCATTATCATTTTTAAATTCAAACAGCACAGTGTTTAACGATCCATTGTTGGTATTGCATCAAGGATCGTCTAGTGCAGACAGTGATGTAGGTTTTGTTTTTAATAGAGCAAACGGGTTAGTAGCCAATGTTGCTGTATACTGGAGTGAGACCAACGACACGTTTTATACAGCATACACCAATTCAGGTGGTGCAACAGACGCTAATCTAGTACCAACAAGCTATGCACCATTTACAGTAGGCACACTAAATGCCAACAATGCAGTAGTTACAGGTAACTTAACAGTAAGCGGAACAACTACCACAATAAACACAACAAACAGCACCATATCGGACAGTTTAATAGAACTAAACAGTGGTGCCGGTAGTAACAGCAACGACTTAGGTTTTATATTTGAACGTGGTAGCACAGGCGACAATGCCGCATTTATTTGGGACGAAAGTGCAGATGTTTTTGTACTGGGTACTACCACAGCAACAGGTGCAAGCACAGGTGACTTGACCGTATCACAAGTAGGTTTACACGCTGGCAGTATTACAATTAACAGTGCGTACACTTTCCCTACTAGCGATGGCAGTGCCAACCAAGTGTTGACTACAAACGGCAGTGGTACACTTAGTTTTGCTGACGCAAGTGGTGGTGGTGGCGACGTTGTAGAAGACACAACTCCACAGTTAGGTGGCGACCTGGATGTAAACGGACAAAAAATCACAAGTGCATCAAATGGACATATTGAGATTACACCTAACGGAACAGGCAAAGTAGGTATTGGTACGAGTAGTCCTTTAACTCAGTTAGTAACCGTTGGTACCTCAATGGCTACTAGTCAAGCCTTTGTTGGAAGTGTTGCTGATACTAGTTATTCTGGTGGAATAATTAATCTTAGTAATTCAAGTAGGTCTGTAGGTATAACGGCTGATCCAACTAATGCAGGTACAGGTTCGTTAATTAATTTTAGTGTTGACGGATCAGAACGCATGCGCATCACCAGCGATGGCGACGTTGGTATTGGTACAACACCTAGTCTTGGAAGGCTTCATATCTATGATGATAATTCTGATATTGATATGGACGCTACTGCTAGTGGACAATTACATATTGACGGTAATGGTTATGGTTTTGGTATTGCATTAAACGCTTCTGGCGCACAGATTTACACTAACTCAGCCAGTAGAGATTTAATATTTGGTACTAACGAAACAGAACGTATGCGTATTGACGGTAGTGGCGATGCCACCTTCAGTGCTAATGTAACAGCAAGTCACTTTATAGGTACAGCAACACAAGCATTATATGCTGACTTGGCAGAGAAGTACGTTGCGGATACTCACTACGAACCAGGAACTGTTATGACAATAGGTGGTAGCAAGGAAGTTACTGCTAGTAACAGTTATATGGATCCCACAGTGGCAGGGGTAGTGAGCACGAATCCTGCATTTTTAATGAACAAAGATCTAGTAGCAGAACATGTTGTTGACCTAGCACTAACAGGGCGTGTCCCTTGTAAGGTGCATGGAATTATCAAACGAGGAGACATGATTGTTTCTGGCAACATAGCAGGAGCAGGCACTTCCTGCACAGCACCAAAATTTGGAACAGTAGTCGGCAAAGCATTGGAAAATTATAATTCAGAAGAAGTGGGTATAATCGAAGTTATAGCAGGCAGACTCTAACAATACTAATAAATATACTATATATAATAACACGGAGCTAGCCAAACATGCAAAATTTTTACCAACGTCTGCGAACCACATACACCGGCGAAGAAATCAACGCCACAGCCACATACGAAAACAGCTCTTGGACCTATGATACAGAAACAGTTACCCCGCCATTACTAGATAACGACAGAACTGGTAAACAAGCAGTAGTGTTTGGCAATGGACTGAGCCGCGACGATTTTGATATTAAATATATCTTCAAGCAACCAAAATTACAAACATATGGTTGCAATGCTATACATCGAGACGCACACTACGACGTAGACTTTTTAGTAATCAACAATGATAAGATTGCGCAAGAACTAATTGCAAGCGGTGGCGCAACAAGAAAAGTTGTTTACGCAAACTCAGATCAAATCTTTGATCATCCTGGTGTATTTTATCTGATGCCACAAGATCCACAGTGGAATGCAGGTGCTATGGCGGCTTACATGGCTGCATTTGATGGGCATAAGCAGGTTTATCTAGTAGGATTTGATGGGCAAGACACACATGGCAACAACAATAATATCTATACTGGAACAAATGCGTATCAAATTGAAGATACAGTAGTTACTGATGACTTCTATGGTCTTGCACTTAAAACACTAATGCAAGCGTACCCGTTAGTAGAGTTTGTTCATGTAAACAAAACTGGTAAAGGCAATATACCTAGTGCGTGGAAAGATTGTCCTAACTTCCGCAGGATTAGTTTTCATCAACTGGTAACAGAGTGTGATCTGTAAAGATTGCCTCCATTATCTTTAATTTTTCCAGTATCACCTTAAAACTAAAAGTACGCCAAACACCCGGATGCAGAGGCTTCGGGTGATCGGCTATGCTGGTCCATGCATATCCTCTGTGTTCATCATTTAACGTAGGTACAAATTCATCGTCAACAGGAATCAAGTATGTATGATATTCAAAATTATTGGATTCATTTGTAAATTTTTCTACAGGGATTATTTTATTGTAGGTAATAGGGCCAATTTCTTCAATAAGTTCTCGCTCTAATGCTTGCAATGATGATTCACCAGCTTCAACACGCCCGCCAACTAAACCCCATGTGCCTGCATGTCGCTTGCGGTTGCGCAACAAAAATAAGTATCTGTGTGTTGATTTGCTGTAAACTAATGCACCACAGCCTATATAGCCAGACTCCACTCACCACCTCGATATAAACCTTCAACGCTTTTGACCCAAGTTGTTCCGGTCCAGCGATATTGAACACCAGTATTTGTATTGGTTACGTATTCTGTATCTGTAATCTCACCACTGTCAAACACAACGATCCATCTTGTTCCGTTGTATTCTATTATGTCATTTGCACGGGCTACAACATCACCCCACACACTATAGTTTTCGTTATCCTCGGCACCAATATGATCGGTAAGCAGATAGCGTGTTCCTGTGGTTGGGCTTGTTAAACTACTGTCCACAGTAACATTAATTGGGTTTATGATTTTAGCTACAGCCGTTAGCGTGTTCAGAGGCATAGTGTCTTCTGTAGGTGTAAACAATAGTATAGTTGGATCTGTTGGATGATAAGCAATCTGTCCTATCAGTTCAGTACCAGTTGCCAACTCTAATCTTATTTCTGTAGTACCTGTAACCAGTGTGCCGTACACTCCAATTAGTGCTTCCCACGTTTCTTTTGTTGGTGCAACCTTGGTTATAACACCGGACTCACTTACAACTTCTTCTGGCTTAACCAGCTTCATTTGATTTCCGGTATAGTAAATTCCATACTCCAATGGTGTAACTTTTACACGAGCAACAAGATTGCTTAGTACAGTATCGTCGCTGAATTCACCTTGCTCGTCGTATATACTACCAATAAATTTTTGTATTACCCCTAAACGTTTAACTTTAGCGGGACTAGCAATCCAAATTGGCATTTCAAATGTAAGTGATGCTATATCTATGCTTTCTTCTGCGTTCATTGGTACAGTTCTTGAGCTCCATGACATGTCGCTGAGTTGTACGAATGTTAAACTTGTCCAGTCTACGTAGTTGTCTGTGGACTGTATTTCAAAACTTGGATTAAACAGTGTTGCAATCTGTTCAACTATCTGCATTTTTTGTTCGGTATTGCTTGACCAGACGTCTAGCGTTATTGTTAACTTGTAAGGAACAGGCATTAGTCTTTCAACAGTATAACTATCACCTTGCTGATCTGTATATGTTCCGGTCTCCTCGTCATAATGACGCTGGCGCAGATTTATTTTGCCTACATGTGTGGGGTCCTGCATACGTGATTGGTCATACTGTAGTGCTGAAATATAAGCACTCATAGCCGGTACACCATTGAGTGCATTCTCACTATTGTTGCGCAGTATAGTAGCGGCTTGCCTACTTTGATCTCCGTAGTATATAGGAACAGTTTGTAGTGTTTTCACACCGTCTGCGTTCTTACCAAATTCAACTTGAAACCCGCTTAGGATTCGCATAAACTGAACTAAGAATCTACGTATTTGTCCATCGTAAAAAAATTGTTGAGCCATTAATTATCTGCCTTAAATTTTAGTGCATCACTAAGACTCTGTCTTACTGTTACATTACCTGAATTGTTTGTAAATGTTTCTGTATTGTTTACAAAGCCACTACGTTGTGTAGTATTGTCTGACCCTGGTGTAAGTGTTGTTCTTACATTATCTTCAATTTTCACCCAACGTCTCCCGTCGTATCTAAATAGTCTGTTTGGCAAGTAATCTGTTCTCAACGCATAGTCACCAACTGCTGGACTATCCGGGAACGCAATACCAACGGTTACTGGCATACCGTTTGGTCCCAGGCCCGTTCCTGTTAAGTACCCTTCTGGTACAGCCTGCGGACTTAAAATAGCATAGTCTGTGCTTACACTATCACTGTCAGCCGTTACATTGCCGTCAGCAGTTACGCCAACTGGGTCTCCAGGATATTTGCCGTCTGGTGTTGTTGACTTAATGTAAAGATGGCTAATATCGTAACCACTAAGTGGGACTTCTTTTTCAGCTTCCTTGATAATAGCGTTGTTTACATTTTGATAAGTTTCAATAGTACTCTGTACACTACCGAGGCTAACATTGCCGTTGGTAGGATCCCAATCAGGAGCGTCAACTTTGATATTGTCAAGTATGTCTTTGTACTCTTGACTGTCTGTTAGCGGATTAAGTTTTACACGCCATAAATGTGGCCACCAAGTTTGACTGAATCCTTCAGCGGCATTTTGACAATCACTTACTACGTAAAATCTTTTAAGCGCAACAGGTAATGTATCATCTAGCGGATAATAATCTAACAGGTGCTGTAGCTCTAGCACGTCACCGTTCATCATTTTGCGGCCCAGGGTGCTAACCATATCGTTAATATGGAATGTCATGAACAGTGTGCCTGTTTGCAAGAACATGCCAAATTGGCTTAAATCAAACGAAGTATTCTGTACTGTGTAAATTCCACGCATTGGATAAACGTCTGTGTCATACTTGCGGTCTCTGTTCTCCAAGAAGAACAAGTCCTGAATATTCTTTTCGCTTTGATTTGTGTAACTTGGTTCCGAAGGATTTTCGTAAAACTTTATGGTACTGCCACTGAGTAGTGCTATGGTTGTACTATTGTTTAATGTAACGGAAGTTGCATCTTTAGCAATAACTTTTGTATCAGCAGGAATACCTGTACCTGTAACAAACTCACCTAGTGAAATATTTGATGTACTGGCAAATCCCAATACCGCACTAGCCGACGACTGAGTTGCATTGGTTATTTTTACTGTATTCTGTTCTTGTGTACCAAGATATTTGTGTACGTTTACGCCAGTGCCACCGACAGTGAATTCTTCGCCGATAACACGATCCATAAATTTGTAGTCGTTTGAGTGTTTTCCGTCTTTCCAGAGTGATAACCGTGGCACAATAAAATCCTATAGTATCTAGTATTTAGCGGTATTTAGAACCTGATGTAAGTTGTTGATTTTACTGGGGGCTTGACTTTAAGGATAAATGAGTGTAAAATAGCGTTATAGTTTGTAAATTAGAGGAGCTCAAATATGGCAGTTAAGACTAAATCTAAAGGTAAAGGTTTTGATGAACGTGGTACTGGTCCTGAGCCAGTATGGGATACTGAACGTGCATTAACAATGGACGACAAAACCTTTAGTCATCACATGAATAATAGTTTACGTTATTATGCCTATCACTACAGCACCAAAGATCTTAAGAAGAATGTAGTAAGTTGGATGCAGGACAACGGATATGAAAAAGCTGATATAGATACTTTTATTAAAAGTCCGACAGGCCACTTAGGAATAACCGCATGTAGTCTGGCTACAGCACATAAACGTGGTATGCCACTCAAAGAAGACGCAATCAAGTTTATCAAAGAACGGATTGAATATGTATCCGAGATAGTTGATACTGATGACTATGATGAAGTAGTTGAACAAAAAGTTACTGCACCAGCACAAGTGAAAACTATACAAGATAGACTACAAGAAAAAACCGATGCCAATCTTGCACACTTTGATGGACTGGTTGACGAGTTGGTCGGTGGTAACAAGGTTGACCCAAAAGCATTTGAATACTTCAAAGCCAACAATGTTCCACAAGCCCAATTGAGCAAGTATGCAGAATGGGCTGAGCAGTATGTTGCTGAACTTAAAGAAGCGCAAGCAGGTCGTGATGAAGATCTTGCAGAGTCCTACAAGCACTACAAGGCCGCAGATTTCAAGCGCATGTATGCTTTCTTTGACAAGTTTGATCAAGCCATAGACCAATATAGACAAGTTAAGAAGCAAACCAAGAAGGCTCGTGTGAAACGTGCGCCCAACAAGGAAAAAGCAGTAAGCAAGATGAAGTACTTGAAAGAAGATAACAATCTTAAACTTGCTAGTATTAATCCTGTTGATATAATAGGTGCGCACGAACTTTGGGTCTACAATGTTAAAACACGTAAGATGTTTAAGTATGTAGCTGATGATATACTCGGCCCCCTAAACGTTAAAGGAACCACGGTTTTAGGCTTCAATCCAGCCAAAAGTATAGGTAAAACGGTTCGTAAACCTGAACAAGTGTTATCAGAGTTTATGAAAGCGGGCAAAGTACAGTTACGCAAGTTCTTAGATGATATCAAGGCTGTGAGTATTCCTGCCAACGGGCGTATCAATAAAGATATACTTCTACTAAAGGCTTTGTAGTCAATATTAGTATCCTGATAAATACTTTACAAGGATATCAATATGGCTGAACAAGATTTATCACCAACATTTTTTGCTAACGGGAATCTAAGGACCGATAGCCTCTATGTGCCTGCTACAGGAACTGGTCACGGGCATGTTAAGTATGACCCAGATGGGAACTTTGGTGACCTAACCACAGCACCAGTAGACGGTACAGTACAACTAAAACGTGGTGAAATTACAGATTACATTAGATTGCGTTTAGCAGATGGTATTGTAGATGTTGAACTTGATACAGAACATTACAATTTAGCTGTTGATCAAGCCGTAATTAAGTATCGTCAGCGAGCTGCCAACAGCCAAGAAGAATCGTATGCGTTTTTAAAACTAAAACCAGAAACACAAGAATATATCTTGCCTAGTACTGTTATGGATGTACGAGCCGCATACAGACGAGGTATAGGTAGCGTTACTGGCACAACAGCAAGTCAGTTCGAACCATTTGCTAGTGGTTATCTTAACACGTATATGCTAGTAGCAGGTCGTGTAGGAGGCTTATTAAGTTATGAACTGTTTGTTGATTACCAAAAGCAAGCAATGAAAATGTTTGGAGGGTATCTAAATTTTACTTACAACAAAACTACACGTAAGTTAACCCTTATTCGTAAGATACCTTTTCAGGGTACTGTCCCTAGAGAAGAAGATATGGAGGATTGTTTACTTCACATATACAACTATAAGCCAGATAGCATGTTGTTAAACGACTATCAGGCTTTTCCGTGGATACAAGAGTATGCTTATAGTTTTGCCAAACGCATACTCGGCGAAGCACGTGAAAAATTTGCTACAATTGCTGGCCCCAATGGCGGAACCGTTCTGAACGGTGCTAGTCTTAAAGCAGAAGCTAATGAAGAAATGGCATCTTTAGAACAACAACTTAGAGATTATGTTGATGGTAGTAATCCACTAACTTGGGTGATTGGGTAATGAGAGCAAAAGAATTTATTAAAGAAGATCATAAAAAAGGGCACATATCTAGCAACCTTAAACACTCTGGCACACATGCAGTTGAACTAGGTAACGAACACTACTACGATCATTATAGAATTGGATTAGCAATGGCCGGAAGTCCCGATATACCAACACCAAAATCAGGCCCGGCAGAAGATAATACACACATTTGGATGTATTCAGATGCAGACGAAAAGATTGCTAAAACTGCTATGAAACAGCAAGGAATAAAAGGCAAAACACTTGTGCCCAAAGGTAGTAAAGAGCATCCGATTGTTAACAAACTTAGTCCTGTAGCAAAACCTAAAAAGAACAAATACGGCGTTTAACTTTCCTTCTGCTTGTGTTATAATCTATCTATGATTATAGGAATATGTGGATTCATTGGATCCGGCAAAGACACAGTAGCAAACTATCTAGTGGAAGAACACAACTACCAACGTGACAGTTTTGCTGGCGCACTCAAAGATGCAGTGGCATCTGTATTTGGGTGGGATAGACAACTGCTCGAAGGCGCAACCCCTGAAGCACGTGAGTGGCGAGAACAAGTAGACACTTGGTGGGCAGAAAGACTAAGCATGCCCGAACTTACCCCACGTTGGGTACTGCAATACTGGGGTACTGAAGTTTGCAGGCAAGGATTCAATGATGATATATGGATTGCCAGTTTAGAGCATAGGCTGTTACAGCAGGATAGCGACGTAGTTATTAGCGATGTGCGTTTTCCTAACGAAGTTGATGTGATAAAGAAAGCAGGCGGCAAAGTGTGGTGGGTTCAGCGTGGAGCACTACCAGATTGGTATCCACAAGGCATGTTAGCCAGTAACGGCTACGAGGATGCAGTTAAACAATTAGAAGAACAAAACGTACACATAAGTGAATGGGCTTGGTTGCAAACTGTGTTTGATTTGGTGCTTAACAACAACAGCACTGTAAACCATCTTTACGCTAAAATCAGTAGCCGACTTTAATCAAACTCGATACTTTCTAATTCTATAATAGAACTATAATTTACTATTTCCTCCAATAGTTCTATATTTTCAATCTTTCCTACAACTGGAAATCCTATATACGATTTAATTTTTTCAATACCGTGCTGATCTACAAATGCAGGATCATGTTGCTGAAACTTTTGTATTAGTTGATCTTGTTCACTAAACTCGTCAGTGGATACTGTTATTAGATTAATGCCAGGCTTTACAAAGTCATGAAACTTGCAAGTCTGACTTATGTTGGTAAAATCTTTTTCAGAGTACACCTGTAGAGGACCGTGACCAACATAAGGGTTCTGCAGTCTAAGGTCCCCGATGTCTAATTTAGATTTAAACTCGTAATCTCGCAATGCAAATCCAGTGTCGTTATACCATTCTATCTGCATCCAGCCTATCCTACTAGGTGTAACATTGTCCTGCAATATATGTAAACCGTAGTGTAGATCGTGTATAACATGATCAAGTTCAGCAGGGATACTTTCAAATCCATCCATTAACAGTTGTTCTATGTCTTTATGCAACTGTGTTGTATTCTCTAGCGCAAGTTCTTGAACGTTCCAATTCCACCCAAAGTGATCGTTTGCCTGTTCTGCTAGCCTACTCAAGTAATGTTTTGTGAACTTAGGTCTGTCACGATATACAGGAAACGACCGTTGGTAGTTTGCTTTAACTAAACTGTAGTACTTTTTCCCAACACTAGTATCATCAATATTACATACTAACTGATCAAATTTTTTAAATTTTATTAGGAATTTCATACGTCGTCTATAATAGAACTTTCAACCCAGGTGTTCTTAGTTTGATGTAAATCTATTCTACAGTTTGCACAAACACTTTTGAGATTTAGCCAGTTATTATTTTTTAAGTTTCCGTCAACATAAAAAACAAAAATCTGTTGTTTGTGTTTTGCAGTAAACCTACATCGATCACAAGTTAATTTCTTTTTATATCCAGCTCGTAGCCACCCAGCTACTTGCTTTCCTCTCTTACCTTGGCGAGCACAACTAGAGCACTGCTTTCTATAACGGACTTTACCTTTAGAATAGTAGTTTATTGCTACAGGATTGCCGCGACATGTTGGACATAAGGGTCTTTGCATGCTAGTATTTATAAGCAAACCTTTCGAAAGGCATCTTAACTACCCCAAATCTATAGTGTTATTATAAATATAAAAAAGTTTCTTAAAAAGGAAAAGAAAATGGCATTAGTATCCCCAGGAATTGAAATCAGCGTAACCGACGAAAGTCAATACGTTCCAGGTGCAGTTGGAACTGTACCACTTATTATGATGGCCACAGCCCAGGATAAAACAAATCCTTCGGGCACAACAGCCACAGACACAACAGCCGCTAGAGCAGGTAAGTTATTAACCTACACTAGCCAAAGAGAGCTTATAGCCGCAATGGGTTACCCCAGCTTTAAGCAAAGCGCCGCAGGTACACCACTGCATGGCGATGAGAGAAATGAATATGGCTTAATGGCAGCCTACAGCGCATTAGGCAATGTTAACAAAATTTTTGCAATTAGAGCAAATGTCGATCTAGACGAATTAGCACCAACAGCAGTTCGTCCAGTAGGTGCAGTAGCCAACAATACACATTGGTTGGATTTAAGTGCAACTACATGGGGCATTTATTCGTGGAATGCAACTACTAATGCATTTACAAACAACACCCCGTTGCTGATCACAAGCACAGCTGATCAAACACTAGTAAGTAGCATCTATGTACCTAAAGCAAGTATTGGTCAAATTGGTCAATATGCTGTATCATTTGGTACGGGAAGCAACGCTAACTTGTTCCTTAAAGCAGGCGGCGACTTGCCAACAGACGATGCAAAGTACAACACATGGGTACGTTTAGGAACAGATGATTGGGCAACCAGTGTTGCTACAATTAAAGGCACAGCAACTTCACCAACTATTTCTGCAAGTACTCCAGCTGCCACTATCACACTTAACGGTACAACAGTTACTATTGGTAACACTGGTGCTGGTAGAACACTAGACCAAGTTGTTAGCTCAATTAACACTGCCGCAGTTACTGGTGTTACAGCCGCTAACGTGGGCAACAAGTTGTACTTGTATGCATCAAGCCTAGCAGAAAGCGACGGAGCAACAGCAGACGGTAAGATTGCAATTGCAAACGGTTCAGGAACACCTTTAACAACATTGGGTATTACAGCAGGTACATACGCTAACCCACTATTGCTTTACGGTGATTTTGCCGCATATCCAAGTTGGAGAAGCAGTGACACAACACCACGCCCAACAGGTTCAGTATTTGCTAAACTTGGTGCAACTGGTTCAGGTGCTGACCTAGTTATTAAAAAGTATTCAACAACCACAGCAACATTTACCACACAGGCTGCTCCATTCTACAACAAAGCAGAAAATGCACTTTATGGTTTAGACCCAGCTGGTGGTGGAAACGGTATTGCCGCTGGTACACTTTGGGTTGCTTATGATCCACTACGTACGAGCACAGGTGGTTACAAGCCATTTAATCGTAGAGTAGCTGGACAAACAGTAGTAAGTGGTACAGCAACAGCCGCAAATCCATTTACTGCTAGTGAGCAACTTAAGATTGGTGTTACAAGTATTGGCAGTGCTGTGATTACTGAATACACAGTAACATTGTCAGGTACATCACCAGCAAGTTTTGTTAGTGATATTTTAGCACTTAATATTCCAGAACTAGATATTAGTGTAAGTAGCACAAATGTTATTACATTCACTCATATCTATGGTGGTGACATTTACCTAACAGACGTATCAGGTACACCAACAGCAGATGCAGGTTTCTCAAGTAGCACAACAGGTACTATATTATATGCCAATAGTGTTCTTGCGTTGACCAACTGGGAAGCATTAACATACACATATAGTACTACTGCTCCATATCAAGCACCAGTAGATGGCACATACTGGTACTATAGTGATGCCGCTACAGTTGACATTATGATCGCTGATATAGGTGGATGGAAAGGTTATAAGAGCAGTTACTACGACGGATCAACAACTGATGCACGTGGTTATAATCTAAGTCTAACAGATGCAAATGGAGTGCAAGTCAGTGCAACTGAACCAACATTCCAGAGCGATGGTGTTAGCGCACTTGTAGCAGGTGATTTATGGTTAGACAGCAGTGACTTAGAAAACTATCCAAAACTTTATCGTTATACTGGTACTGCTTGGGGATTAATTGACAACACAGATCAAACAAGCCAGAATGGTATCTTGTTTGCAGATGCACGGTGGGATACAGATGGTACTACAGATATTATTACAGGTGCTCTACCGTCAATCACAAGTTTGTTAGCAAGTGATTACATTGACCAAGACGCACCGGACTACAGACTTTATCCACGTGGTACACTGTTGTTCAACATGCGTAGAAGTGGTTACAATGTTAAGCAGTATGTAAGCAATAAGTTTAACGCAACTGCATTCCCAACTTTGCCAGCAGTTCCAGGCGCAAGTAGTGCATTACCAACTGTTAAGAACACATGGCAAACAGCTAGTGGATTACAAACTAGTGGTGCTATGAATGCAGGACGCAAAGCACAACGCCAAATGGTTGTGGCCGCAATGCAGAGTGCAGTTACAGCAAACACAGAGGTGCGTGAAGATCAATATAGTTTCAACATTATTACAGCACCAGGTTACGAAGAAGTAATTGATGAAATGGTTGCACTAAACAACGATCGCAAGAACACAGCGTTTGTTATTGGTGACACACCATTACGTTTAGCACCAAATGCTGTTGATATTGCCAACTGGAGTAATAATGTAGGTGGTACAGGACTAGCAACTGCAGACCCATACTTGGGTGTTTACTACCCAGCTGGTCAAACTAGCGATTTGCAAGGCAACACTATTGTTGTTCCAGCAAGTCACATGGCATTGCGCACAATGATCTTTAATGACAATGTGGCATATCAGTGGTTTGCACCTGCGGGCACAAGACGTGGTCTAGTAGATAATGCTACAAGTATTGGTTATATCAACTCATCAACAGGGGAGTTTGAAACTAATAGTATTAGAGTAGGTTTACGTGACACTCTATATGAAAATAAAATTAACCCAATTACCAATTTACCAGGTATCGGTTTAGTTGTATTTGGACAGAAGACTCGTAACCCAACCACAAGTAGTTTGGATCGTATTAATGTAGCACGTTTGGTTAACTTTATACGAACATCACTTGCAAGAGTTGGAGATGGATTCTTGTTTGAACCAAATGATAAGATAACAAGAGATCAAATCTCAAATATTATTAGTGGCTCACTAAATGATTTAGTTTCTAAACGTGGTCTTTTTGACTACTTGGTAGTTTGCGATGATTCAAATAATACTCCGACACGTATTGCACGTAACGAGTTGTATGTTGATATTGCTATTGAACCAATGAAGGCAGTTGAATTTATCTTCATTCCAATTAGACTTAAAAACCCAGGTGATATAGCCGCAGGTAATTTATAATAGTAGTATATAATGGAGCCTTCGGGCTCCATTAGTAACATGGGTATTTTCGATAAATACTTATAACAGGAGAACATAATATGGCAATATCGTCATTAAACAGATTTACAGTACCTTTGAGTACAGACCAGAGTGCAAGTACTCAAGGTTTATTAATGCCAAAGATGAGATACCGCTTCCGGGCGATATTTGAAAACTTTGGTGTTAGTAGCGAAAAAGTGGAGCTCACAAAACAAGTAGCAACTATTGCCAGACCAAGTCTTAACTTCGACCCAATTACACTTGATGTGTATAACAGTAAAGTTAAGTTACTAGGTAAACCAACCTGGCAGGACATTTCAGTTTCATTGCGTGATGATGCAGGCGGAAACGTTAGTAAACTTGTTGGAGAACAAATTCAGAAACAATTCGACTTTGCAGAACAAGCATCAGCAAGTGCAGGTATTGATTACAAATTTGTTCTTAAGTTTGAAATGCTAGATGGTGGTAACGGAGCCAATGAAGCTAATGTTTTGGAAACGTGGGAACTATATGGTGCATTGGTAAGCCAAGTAAACTACGGTGACATGGACTACAGTTCAAATGAGGCTGCCACAATTGATTTAACAATTATGTATGATAACGCAGTCCAGACACCAACTGGTACAGGCGTAGGATCAGCAATAGGAAGAACTTTAGGTACACTAGTTACAGGCGGTGGTTAATATTTAAAGTAGACATCAAGAAAATACCCGGACAAAAAATCCGGGTATTTTTTTGGGATAAATACCATATAAGGCTCTATATATGGCAAATATTTTTGACGGATTTTTAAAACAATTAGGTACTGGCGATACAGTAAAAGACTACAAACACGCCAGTAGACTAATGGTCACTGACAACTATAGGTTGTCTCCTAAGTATACATGGCTATATCATGTATTCTTTGACTTTTCTAGTGTAGCATCGTATGCCAAGACCAAGCAACTAGAAACTGGGATGTTGGTTAAAGCAGTTACTTTGCCACGATACACAATTGATAATACAGAATTAAACAGTTACAATAGAAAAGATATTGTTCAAACAAAATTACGTTATCCTTCAATTGATATTGAATTTCATGACGATTCAGCAGATGTAGTTAGACACTTTTGGTTTGACTACTTAACACATTACTATCGCGACACAGATTTAGGTTACAAGTCATCTTCGGGATCTGAATCGGGCCAAGTAAACAGTACCTATTATAGAAACTCCAAGTATAGACCGAGGGTAGAGGGCGGAGATGTTTTTGTACCAGGGTTTATGAATGCAGGAGGAACCACAGGGTTAAATGACTTTGGTTATGCCCCGAGAGTCGCATCATCATTTGGTACACCACAATACTTAAATGCCATTAGAGTGTATAGCTTACATCAAAAAAGATTTAGTGAATACACGTTAATTAACCCTATAATTACAAAATTTGAACACGGTAATCATGATGCTAGTCAAAATGCTACATTAAGTCATAGGATGACAGTTGACTTTACAACAGTCTTGTACGCAACTGGAGACGTTAATACCTCAACAGTTGAGGGCTTTGGTGAGTTACATTATGACAAGTCACCAAGTCCGCTTACACCGCAAGGCGGCGGGGTAGAAAGTATATTGGGCCCAGGAGGTTTCGTTAATGCAATTGACACAATACTATCTGAAAGTGGCAAAGGTGGCGACAGGGGGGAACGAGCTCGTGGCGTAGGCAGTGCATTGTTTACCGCGTTTAGAACTTTTCAAAATCTAGAAACTAATAATACAGACCTTAAAGGACTTGCTGAAACAGAGCTAACACAACAAATTAAAAGCATATTAAGTGGTCAAGACCCAAGGAATACTGTGTTTGTACCAAACAATAGTTCTGTAGAATTTAATGATGCACAAACACAAATTAAACTAGACAATCCAACGGCAAAACAGAGCAACCCTGGATCTAACAATTTAATAAGCAACGGCATATCATTAGGTGCAATTCCAGATATTATCCGGTCAGTGACTTCACCGATAACAGGAACTCCGGGATTTGATGCTAGTTTCCCTTTCATAGAAAGTCTTTCTTCATTGACTGGTGACATTGCTGGATCAACCAATCTTAACCAAGTACTAGATTTAGCAAAAAATGCAGATGGATCTTCAGTATCCGCAATCAATCAATCAACTACGCCAGTTAATAGTGGGTTCTTTGGTAAAATAGCATCCGTGGGACAAGGTTTAGCTAGTGATGCACAGGCGTTTTTTAGTCAACAAAGTAGAGCTGCCAGCGGCACGACCGAGATAGTGCCCCAACGTCGAAACGCTACAACGTTCACTCCTGGCACAAACACTGTAGCAAATGCTGTTAATGCACTCAAGCGTACTCCTTTTGGAGATAGACTAATTGCATCAACAGGACCTAACACCACACAAGATTTGCAGTCAATGATAGAACTAGCAGGAGAGCAAGGACAAAAATTTGTTAAAACAGGGAATATCAATGACCTAGTTCCACCTGGGTTTAGAATAAACCAAGACACCAATCCAGGAGAATAACCACATAATGACAACATCTAATAGCGCCATATTTTCTTCTTCAGTTTTTGGAAACAGTAGTGGGAACACCGCAGTTAATTTGTCTACGGTAGATACAACTACACAAGAAAAATATTTTTCACAAGGCACTGCTTATAAAATAGAAAGTCCAATACCCGGTATTCCGAGTAATCAACGTGTTGCAAAGGATAACTAATGCCAACTTTAGTAAAAACAAAAAATAATCCCACGAATCTCGGAGCAGTTAATCTAAATGCAATTGTACAAAAAAACATAGAACAGTACTTTAATAACTTTTCGGAAATTCCTGTGGAAGTAAGCAGTAATGTTGACAGTGCTATTATTGGATTTTTTGAAAATGTGACAACGAATAAGGAATCTGCAAAAGCATTGGCTAGTGCCGTAATTTACACTAGCGTAAAGCAAGGACTTAATCCAATGGAAACTTTAAAAGAATTTCAAAAGATTCCTGCAGGTGAGTTAGATGCATACACTGCAATGTTTCTAAACTTTGATCGTGTAGGGACTAGCTTCTTGGGAATAAAAAATGCACCAACAATCAACAAATACGTACAGCGATCAATATTGCCATGAGTTCCAAGTATCACAACGGATTTTATCAGATTAAG